CTTGCCGCATACCGTTGGCCGATGTAGTCGGGCGGTTTGCTTGCATGAAATGGTCATGCCCACCAGTGGGTTCACCACATAGAAGGGCCGCAAGCGGTTAACCTCCGAATACTATATTTACACGCAAACGAAAGGTTTTGCAACTATATCTAGTTGTTTGCCTTCATCCATTGTTCTTCGATCTTTGTTCTAAATGCTACATCTGTTTTCCATCTTGGATCAGCAATAGCAGCTTCCAGATCTGTACGGCTCATTTCTGGATTAGAAACTGCCGCATTTACAGGAATACCCTCATTAGTCAATGACGCATGATATTTAAGGAACGCATTAATTGCATCAGCATTGTTTAAACTAAATGCCATTGCATTGCGCTCTGCCTCATTTAATGGCGCTTTCATCAATAGACGCTCTGCCATTTTAATTTTTTCAGATGCACGTTCACCTAGTTTTGACATTTCTTCCCGCCGGTCTACTTCCATAGACTCGTTAGCTTCTTGACTAAGTTCCATGATGCGAGTGGCGAGATCAGTGAAAGAAGCCTGGGATACACCGTTTTCTTTAGCCCAATCTTGAGCGATAACAAGAGCTGGGTCTTCTGAATCAAGACCGCGATCCACCAAATCCGCAACATCGTAGTCACCTTCTGGGGCTTTATGCTTGCCGGCTTTAAATTGTTTTTCAAGTTCTGCATACGATTTAGCCAGCTTCTCAACATCAGGGCCATCCTCATCCCAAAATTTTTCTGGATAATAATCGGGGCGCTCTAACGGCGCCTCATCTTCGGTATCGGTTGTGAACTGTTGTTGCTCTGGCTCAGAATTGTCATGCAAGGGCATAGGAGCCTCTTGTGCGGCCTCTGGTGCTTCAGCAGCTGCCTGTGGGTTTAAAAGCGGTGCATCGTCCTGTACGGCTTCCTGTGCGGCTTGTTGATTATCCATTGTTACTCCTCTCGACCCTTTTTTCAATTAGTCTTACAATTTCGGCCATGCCTGTTCTGACATAGCCATATGAAGCATCCTCTCCTGGGTTCCAGGATGGTTGCTCGATGGTGATTTGCCTCAAATGGTGCAAAACCTTTTGACCTTCTTCTGATTTAAATACTCGGCCATACATGATATCCAAGTCATCAGCTCTGATTGGTTCAGCGAAAGCTGGCTCTAAAGAATCCCACCCCTCAATTTCATTCATTGCATAGCCCCCTGCATGGCACCGCCATCATTCATTTCTTGTGGCTGTTCAAGTTCCTGTTGTGCCTGGGCCATTTGTTGCATAATCATTTGTTGTTCCTCTGGACTATTGAGAACATTCTGGTCAATGCCAAGACGTTCTGCAATAAACTCCAAGACCTTTGGCACAGATACAGTGACCTGGCCTTGTGGCCCCATCGAGTTAGCAATCTGCATATATTGCACAAGATCATTAATCTCTTGCAATTTTTGTGCTTGTGCTAATGGGGATACTGGCGTCACTTTTACCTGGACGCCATTTACCTTTAATGGAAGATCAATCAGACCTTGCTGATCTAGCACAAACAAAATGCGGCTTACAATCGGAACCATTGTTTCTGTGATGAGACGACCAAAAGCACTTCCCAAATTCGTGGCCAGCTCACGGGTGCGTTCTGCAATTTCCGTGGCTGACCGAGCCGACATATTATCAGGCGGCAGCGTATCGTCCATCATTATTTTTTTAATATTCATTCTTAGGTCTTGAATGACAATTTGGCTAGTATTGAAATCTCCAGACTTGGGCATTGGCGCTAGAGAGGCACCCTGGGGGCCACCTGTTCTGGCAACAGAAATAACAGCACCAGGCTGGATTTTAATATTTTGTGGATTTAGAACGCCATCATCAGCTGCTAAATAAACGCCGGCAATCGAGAGGCTTGCGTTTTTCAAAACCAATTCTAAGGTTTTGTTAAGGGTTTTGATATCACTGATAGCTGTTACCAGTGGGCCACGGCCATACACTTCCCCTGCCACTTTCATGTAACGTGCCACAATAAAAGGACTAGAACGCATTTCACGATATACAAGTTCCTGGCGCTTAGATGGCCAAATCACATGATAATGATATCGTCCTGACTCCTGGTCAAAGATAACAGCATCGAATAAATCTAGTTCTTCTTCTGGCTTACGATCAATCGCATCCTGTAAATCTGGCGTGATTGCTACATCTGGAAACTCACGTTGGATAGCTTCTGCTTTAATGCGTAATTTGCGATATACATTATCCACATTGCCATAGCTGCCTTCCTCGATAGCAACAAGATATTGTGGAATTGATGTAAAGCGGATCGGGGTAACTTCATCCCCAGGTGTAATCATCATCACGCCTGTACCGACAGCAAGATCGAGCAAAAATTCGCCCATAGCCAAATCAAAGTTTGTCTGACGCAATGTCTCAAACATACGGACATTGAATTTATCAAGAGCTTCTTGAGCTGGCAGCTGGCTTTCTTCTGGGATTGCTGAACCTGGCTCTAACCGACACCACATTTTATATGGTGGAAACAAACCCGCTTGCAACCGATTAGCAAATCTCTGTGTAGCGTGAACGGCTGTAGAGTCAAAAACTCTGGCCATCTTTGATTTTCCGGCTACACGCCCCTCATAGTAACCAGAATAAAGATTACGTTGTGGCAAAGCGTATTCATAACAATCTTCATAAATGGAACGCCATTCATCTTTTCTGGATTGCGCTTTAGCTTCGCGCCCCATAATTTCTTTTATTGCTAATTTAGGCATTTTTTGTCTCATTTCTTTTGCTTATGGACGCTGCCTTTTTCCTGGCATTTGCTTTAGAAGAAGCACCCCAGGCACGGAGGGACAATAGCAAGCGGGTGGGTCTTCCCTTTGCGTCACGCTCCGGCCCAGAGTTCCCCGCCATTCGTGCCAGGAAGGACGCACGGCGAGGATTATCGCCAGACTTTACTGGTTTTTTTAAATTTGCGCCTTCGGTACGTTGGAAAAATTTACGTCCGGCTTCGTTCAAACCGCCTTTAGGATTCTGATGTTTTTTCAAAGTCATTGATACGCCCTTATCACCGTTATTTTCCTTTGGTGCTTTTTTTAAGGGTTTTTTTAGGCGCTACACCGCCTTCCCACGCTTCATTTATGTCTGGTGTTGCTGGGTTATCACCCTTTAATGTGCCATCTGCATTTCTGGCACGGACTGGATCAAAACGATTTTTGTGATGAATCCTATTATCTTCTTTAATTTTAGTCACTGCCGCCTCCAAGTTTTGTCTTTAGACCTTGTTCTTCCTTGCGTTGAGGGGCAAATAACATACTAAATCCACCAGTTTGCCGAACTTTCTTTCTAGCAGCAAGAGAAGCTGTTTGTTGCTTTTCTTCAGCTGATGCTTGCGCCTCTGCTCTCGCTCTGGCTTTTTTGGATTCTTCACTTTCAGTTGGAGTCTTCGATCTTCCGAATAGACCTGCCATATCGTAACCTCGACATTAAATAATAATCTGCTAACTCTGGGCCATAACACCGCATTACAGCCTCTTTTTTAAAATACATTCCTTTTGCAAACTTGTATGCTGTCACGTTCTGCACACGCACGGCTATCTGAAGGCGCATGATGTCGTATTCCTCTATCACATTGTCCAGGATCTTTCGCGCTCCCCTAATTACAGATATCGGATCTTTCTCTATTCCAACACCAGGAAGCATCCAAAGCTCTGCGGATCGCTCCCATTGAAACCGAAAGCCAAAGATAGCAACAACTTTTCCTTTAATAATAACTGTCCAGGTTAATCCTGGTGTAGCATTTTCATTTATGTATTGGTCATAATTAGGAATTGTTTTGATATAATCCAGCTCATAACCTTTTAGCTCGATGCTGTAATAATGATTTGGATGATACGGGATAATTTGGGCATCAGTCCTCATGGTTACAGTAGCCAATTGCAGCATCACATTATCTCGAAATCTGTGTTAGCCATGTGAGTAGCGCCGGCAGATGTATAGCTGCCGCGCCGTAATCGGCGTTGCTCACCCCCGCCCAGCATTAAATATCCAAATGCGTCACCGCAATGCGAATGATCGTTCTTTACGGGGGTATCTTTAAACCGTTCTTGGCCGGCGCCCAGGCTTTGCCTCTTAAAGAAATAGCCGCCGGATAAACTTTTACGCAATTTTAGACAGCGTTTATCTACCATTAGCCCTGGTTTGCTGTTAATTAGCCTGGACATTGGTGATGCACCAGCCTCGCGCCGCACCTGGAAAGCATTGCTGTCTGTTGGTTGTGCTTTGAAACCCAGGCTACGCAGATGGTCAAATGCCGTAACCTCATAAATTTCATCACGTTTGTTACCAGCTGGATCGCCCCATATCAAAATTTCATGTTTGCTGTATCGTTCCGATATCCTTGCCAGCAATTCCTGGCCAAAACGCTCTAGCCCCATGTCAAACGTCACCAGTTCATCAACAATGCGCCATGCACCACCAGCACTGCGCTGGCCGAATATAGCTGCCGGAGTCAAACCAAAGTCAATACCAATTTGCACCGGATAATACGGGTCGATCTCTACATTACCGGACATAAGCTCATCATCATATTCTGGCCAGACTGGTCTGCCTTCCTGGACAAATGTAAACTTCCCTTCAGCGTAGCAGCGTATCCAGTCTACATTTTTTCCACCAAGCAGCTGTTCATAATATCCAGGCGGTAGATTGTTTCTGTTCTCTGCCTGTGGATTAACTTGCCACCATTTTCCACCGCTGTGGATAAAACCCTGGCTCTCAGGATGATGTTCTGGAACTTCATCAGGCCCAGCCATAAGAACGCCACCTGGTTGCCGGAAGAACGTCCACGGATAATTACCTTTGATCGGATTTTTTTCAGATAGATCATGCCACCAGTGATCGTTGTCTGGCGGGTTGGTATCCATCCAGATGCCATACCATGTTGGCCCACCGTCTGCTTTTGTCGGGTAACGCCCAACACGGTGAGTTAGACCATCAATAACAGCTTTTGGCAGCTCTCTGGCCTCATTTACCCAGGCGCCGGTCAATTCTAGCGATAGCAACTTCCTAACATCTTGGGGGGTAGACAGCGCCATGAAGATAACCTCACAGTCAATGCCGGCAGCATCACCACGGCTAGGCAGTTTCAAATGATGCGAGATAGGCGGTTGCCATCTCATGCCTCCCCATGTGGCCTCTGGAAATAACTCCTGCCAAGTTTTGATAGTGGTGGTTCTGAGCTCGGGGTATGTATTTCTAACAACCACAAAACGGCTGTATCTGATACCATCTCTGGGGGATGGTTTCTGTCTAACAGCTCGGAGCATAATCTCCGCAGCACAACCATAGCTTTTTCCTGATCCGACTGGCCCCATAAGCCCTCTAACAAAACTGTCATCGTTCAAAAA